TTGTGAGAATGGCTGTTGATTTAAGTACTCTCACGCTTTACATCTGGTGGCAGTATTACAAGAACAACATGACAGATGATCGTACAGCTGAAGAGCTACAGGAATTAAAGAAAGTCTTAATTAAAGCTGATAGTGCAGAACCTAAGACGATTCAATTCTTTAGACAAAACGGTTTCAGAATGATGGCTACTCGAAAGTTCCCAGGTTCACGTATTCAGTACACCAAGAAGATTAAGAGATTTAAGCGAATCATTTGCTCTGACCAGTGTCCGGATGTCATACGTGAATTAAAAGATTTAACGTTCAAAGTAGATAAAGCCGGTGAAATTATTGAAGACGAATTCAACATTGATCCACATACATTCTCAGCTGTCTGGTATGGCCTTGATGATGTGGAAATGAAGAATCTTAAACTAGGCAAGAAAAGAGATGAAATGAACGTGTAACATAACTCATCCCTTTCTGAACAATGCTTTTTAGCCTCTAAAAAACAATATTTTGATTTATAAACGAGTAACAAAACTCTGGTCAGTTATCTATGTTCATTAACCGCTTGCACGCTATCTTATGAGAAAGAAAAGAGGTGAACCGATTGTTGAAATTCAAACGAAGACTTGATGAGAACGGAATCAATGAAGAGCTTTTACAAGAAATCATTTCAGCACATAAAGAAGATGCAGACCGTATGAGAAATCTGTATGAACGATACAAAGCTGAAGAAGATGGACCTACTATTTTTAAAAGACCAGGTGCTGCATTTGACGGCTTCGACCAAAGCAACAGTGTTCAAAGGTTGGACGATAAAGTTAATAACCGTTTGAACAATGCTTTCGATGCGGAAATAGTTGATACGAAAGTCGGCTATATGTTTGGGCACCCCATTAGTTATGATGTGGATAAATCCAATGAAGATATGAAAAATGAAATAGAAGAATTTTTACTCCGAAATAATGCAGAAGATGCGGATTCGGAATGTGGAAAGATGGCAGCCATCTGCGGTTATTCTGGTAGACTCGCTTACTTCGATTTAGATGGCAAGGAACGTATTAAAAACATCGAGCCTTGGGAATCGATATTTATCGGCCAAGAAGTTCATGAGCCGGATTACTCCTTGTATTATTACAAATCAGAGGGTAAGCAATATGCTGAATTCTACGATGATACGTATGTTTACTTTTTCGTTGATGCTGAACTGGTAGAAATAGAAGCTCATTTATATGAATATAATCCGTTCTTTGGTATCGCCAACAACAAAGAGTTAAAAGCAGATGTTGAGAAAGTTCTAGCCTTAATCGACGCATACGATAGAACGTTGTCAGACGCTTCTAATGAGATTGAACAATATCGACTAGCTTACTTAATCTTAAAAGGTATGGGCGCCGATGAGGACACGCTGAAAGAACTGAAGAAGTCAGGTATCTTCGAATTGCTTGGAGAACATGATGATGTGAAGTACTTAACGAAAGAAATTAATGACACGATGATAGAGAATCACCTTGATCGACTAGATGAAAACATTCTTCGTTTTGCGAAATCTGTAAACTTTTCTGATGAGTCTTTCGCAGGAACTATTTCAGGAGTAGCGATGCGCTTCAAGTTATTAGCCTTGGAGTCGAAGTGCATCACAATGGAACGGAAGTTCACATCGACTTTACGGTACCAATTTAAAGTGCTTTTCAGTGCCTGGTACAAACGAAAAGGTTTCCAAAAAGATGATTATTTGAAAGTTTTCTTTAGCTGGAAGCGTAATCTACCTGCTAACTTGCTAGATGAAGCACAAACGACTGCAGCATTCAAAGGGCACATCAGTGAAAGAACACGTCTTGGAATGCTTACTCAAGTGGATGATGTTGATTACGAGTTAGAAGAAATGAAAAAAGATGCTTTATTATATGGCACTGACTTAGAACCTCTGGATGGTGAGGACGTTGAATCAAGTTGATATCGAACAATCATTAGACAAGGCACTAGCTAAGGCTGAGAGTGATTTAGAGAAGGTATTCGCTAAACGTTTGAAGACGATCCTGTTTCAAGTGTCTGAGATGTTCCGAAAGTATTCAAAAGGGCAAGAGCTAACATTTACGGATCTAAACAAATACAATCGCTATCAGAAGGAAATGGCCTTAATCAATGAGACGTTAACAGACCATTACCGAGGCATTGTGAAGTCGATACAAGAACAAGTGGAATACCAATACGTCACAAAATACTTAATGACTGCCTATATCGTTGAACAAAGCATAACACCTGCACCAGATATGGGATTTAGTATTCCGTCACTAGGAACCATCAAAGAAGCATTATTGAATCCTGTTGAGTTTTTAGGCTTGCCGAAGATTCTGGAACAGCACCGAAACGATACGGTTCGTAAGATTAATATTGAAATCGCTCAAGGATTGATTGCTGGTGAAGGCTATGCGGACATTGCTAGACGATTAGAGAATCAATTGGGATTTGCTTCAAAGAAAGCGAGATTGGTTGCTAGGACTGAGGCAGGACGTTCACGAAGCATTGCAGCTGAGAAAGTATTTGAACAAGCTTCTGAATATGCAACGATGACGAAAGTATGGGCTTCAATGCTTGATTTGCGAGTTAGAAGTAGTCATAGAGTGCTTGATTCAAAAGAGGCTGATAAGGATGGCTATTTTCATTACAAGACATGGAAAGCTAAAGGACCTCGGTTGTGGGGCATAGCTGAAATGGATATCCAATGCAGATGTGTAGTCATCATGAAGGTTAATGGGAAACTTCCTGAGAATCGTCGTGAACGTGATTACATGGATGACAAGTACCAACAGAAACTTGCTGATCGTATCGATAAGTACATGTTCGATGAGGGGCTAACCTACATCCAAGCGTTAAAACGTGCTCAGAAGGAAATACAAGCACCTAGTCGTGTTATCCCTTATATGTCTTATGAGGATTGGGCGAAAGGTAAAGCAGGTTAAGGAGTGGGTTATATGAAATACTTATTAGACTTTAAACCTTTTTACAGTATCATGAATACGATTTACTTACTTTTTTGGAAAGATGGTAAAAGTGAAAGCAAACGTGATGTGTATTACGACTGGAAAGAAGGCTACATTTATCGGTGGCAAATGAGAGTTGTATTATTCCACAAAAAGCATTCCAGATAAAAGGAGGTAACTGACGATGAGAAACTTCGCAGGAAGAAGTCCATTTAAAAGTTGTTGCAAAAAATGTGGAGTAGAACTTAATTATGTTTATAAAGGTGGATATTGTGAGAAGCATAAAGGGATTTATGAAAAACAAACTCAATCATAGTTAAGGAGTGCGTGAAGAATGGCAATGACTTATACTTTCTCATTTCGTAATTTACCTTATAACGTGTTTAGTACAAAATACTATAATGAAATGAAAACACTATATCCTTTTTGGTGAATAGCATATGCATTTCACACTAAATCACGTGTTCGCTTACAAAAAGTAATCATGCGAAAATAGTGAGTTTTTGAGCGTTTGAATAGATTATACATTTCATGAATTTTATGCAGAATCAGAAACGTAGATTTATCAACCGATTCAAAATTATTTAGGTTACCATAATCAAAGTTATGGGAAGCTACGATGAATAAAACATGTATACGAGGAGTGTCAATTATGGGTTTTGAAGAATACAAAAGCCGATTCGAAAAGATACTAAAAGACACTGGTAGCAACGCTGTAATATCAGAAGAAGAATTAGTGAAGACATACATTAGTCAACTTGTAGTCTCTCAATGGCAAACAGAAGAGTTTAAAAAGGAAGAACGTAAATTACGTGCTATGAAGCGAAGTGTTAGGCCTTTGACTTCTGAATACCTGTAAAACTGTATAACCTTATTCCCGTAAAGGTGGTGGTGATCTTGCATTCGTTTTTAAATACGAAAGGGAAGGTATGGTGATCCATTATCTCGCTTGGCTAGTGCGTAACTAGCTTATTTTCATGTGGTAAGCGTCTTTGAGCAATAGACGTCATAAACAGGCTTATTTATTTTGCACTCATAGGCGCGAACTATCAGGGCACAAGGAGGAACTATCAATGAATTTAGAAGAAATCAAAGCTTGGCTTTTAGCCAACAAAGATAATGCCGATGTAAAAACGTATCTTGGAGAACTTTCAACGCCAACAGTTGAGGGAGTGGAAGGGTTCTTAGACACGGAGGCAGGAAAGAAAGTGCTACAACCACGTTTAGATCAAAACTTTACAAAAGGGCTGAATACTTGGAAAGAGAAAAATCTTTCTACTTTAGTGGCTCAAGAAGTGGCTAAACAGAATCCATCAAAAACACCCGTAGAAATTGCTCTCGAAGAACTTCAAAAGAAATATGATGATTCGGAGAAGGCAGGTAAACGAAAAGAATTAATGAATACGGCCATCAAGAAAGCCAATGAAAAAGGCTTACCAGTTGATTTGTTAGATTTCTTTGTCAGTGATGACGAAGAAACAACAACAGCCAATCTTGCCAAGTTAGAAGAAACATATAACAAAGCAGTGCAGGCTTCTGTTGAAAATAAATTTAAACAAGGCGGCCGTAACTTCAACAATGATGGCAGCAACAATAAAGCTGATGCAGGTGCTTATGGCAAGAAGATTGCAGACAATGCAGCAGGAACAAATACAGGGCTTGAAGAAGCTCGGAAATCTTATTTTGAATAAGGAGGAAACATTCAATGGCTAAATTTGTAGAAACAGTTTATACGAACACTAAAAGTATTGTAAAATTCCCGGATCATTACGTTAACTTGGCGGTGACAGTATCGGATGCAGGAGTTGTTGCTAATGCAGACGGTAAAAAGGTAGTACCAGCAGGAACGATTCTTGGTGGTGGCTTCTTAGCAAGTGAATCAGCTCTAGCTGTTAAAGCTAACGACCTAAATGCAGAAGGTGTGCTTTTCAATGACACTGACGTAACATACGGACCAGCTTCAGGAGCAGCATTGATTCACGGTTTTGTGGCTTTAGATAAATTACCAGAGGCACCAGTTGCCGCAGCAGTAACAGCATTAAAACAAATTACATTTGTGAAATAAGAGAGGATGACGATAAATGCCAACAATCTTTGATTTAGTAAACGCACAAAACGTTGCGACATACTACCAAAACAACCCATCAAACAGCACACCATATTTAGGGGCTACGCTTTTCCCTGCTAAGAAACAATTAGGCTTAGACCTTAGCTGGATTAAAGGCGCAAACGGTCTTCCTGTTGCGTTAATGCCTTCTGAGTTCGATGCAAAAGCTACCGTTCGTGATCGTATTGGATTTAGTAAGATTCAAACGGAAATGCCTTTCTTCCGTGAAGCAAAACGCATCGGAGAAAAAGACCGTCAAGAATTAAATCGTTTACTTGCTTCTAACCTTGATGGCGTGGTTGATTCACTCATTGCGAATATCTACGACGATGTTGCTGACTTAGTTAAAGGTGCATTAGTGCAACCGGAACGAATGATCATGCAACTATTGTCTACAGGTAAAATCGCTATTACAGCTAATCGTGTGAACTACGATTACGATTACAAAATGAAGGCTGAACATAAAGAAGAGTTACTTACTACAGCTCGTTGGAGCGATCCTGCTTCTACGCCTATCCAAGACATTATCGCTTGGCAGGACCTTGTTGAAGAAAACACGGGTGTACGTCCTACTAATGCCATTATGACTCGTAAGACGTTTGGTTACTTATCAGCTCATGACAGCATCCGAAAAGACATTAACCCACTAGGCGCTCAAAACATCATCTTGACTGATTCTATGGTTAAACAATATTTACTTAATAAATTAGGTCTTTCTGTTGCTGTTTATAACAAAAAGTACACTGCAGAAGATGGCACATTGAAAAACTTCTATCCAGATGATTACATCACATTGATTCCAGATGGTGGTCTTGGTAACACGTACTACGGTACAACTCCTGAAGAGTCCGATCTAATGACTGGTGAAACAAATGCTGATGTAAGCATTGTAAATACTGGTGTTGCTATCACGACTATTAAAGAACCGCATCCAGTAAACGTTCAAACGATTGTCTCTGAGATTGTATTACCAAGTTTCGAGAATTTGAACAATATCTTTGCAGCTAAAGTTAACTAATAGAGGGGATTAATTTCCCCCTATTCATCTTTGAAGGAGGATGACTACATGTCAAAAGTTCAAGTAACATTTAATCGAAATGTAAAATACGGAAACGAGCGTTACGCACAAAATGCTAAGTTGTCAGTTTCTAAGAAAGAGTACGAAGATCTAATCAAATCAGGTGTTGTTGGAGAATTAGACGATGTTCCTGCAGATGAACCCGAAGATGTTGATTACTTAACGTTTACCCGTGAACAGTTAGGCAAGGTGAAGAACGATGACTTAAAAGCTTTCCTCGATAAAGAGAGTTTGGTTTATGAAGAGAACTTCACAAAGCCACAATTGATCAACGTGATTCTTGGTGAAAAGGCATGACATTCTATGTAAAATCATCAAACAGTACGATTAATGTAGTTGACGTGCAAGGGAAACCTCACCGTGTCACACAACGTGCTTATGATATTTTATATCGTCATCAAGGTTATCAATTAGACGAGGCACCATTTGTCGAAGCCGATGAAGATCAACTAAACTATTCCATCATGACCGAAGAAGAGCTTAAAACCATCAAAAACGATGAGTTAAAGGCGTTCTTAGATAAAAAAGAAATCGAATACGATTCAAAAGCTATTAAAAAGGATTTAATTAAGCTAATCCTAAGAGAGTAGGTGTCGGTATGGAGAATGTACCTTCACAAGAATTAATTGATCAAATTAAAGCCATTAACGGATGGAACGAGCATGATGACTACTTGGCTACGATGATTCCATTGCTCATTGAACATGTAACCTCCTATTGCAATAATCATCTAGGCCAGAATCAGGCACCTCCTGCACGTTTACCTGGTGGTATTCTTATATTCATTGCGAAAGCAACTGAGCACAATAAGCTAAAAGCAGGATTGAAGTCGAGAACCATGGGATCTGTGTCATACTCATATGATTTAGAATTCCCTTCATCAATAATGACGTATCTACGTCCGTATCGGAAGGTGAAGTTCCATGGATCACGATGAGTATCCTCACAAGGTAGTCTTTCAAACATTCACTAAAGTACCAGATGGTGCAGCTGGTCACACAAAAGAATGGAAAAATGTATTAGAGTTTAACGGATTTTTAGACACACCTTCAAGTCGAGAGATATACAAGGCTCATCAACTAAATAACCCGTTAGACAGAAACTTATACTACCCTTATCGAACAGACGTTGACCCTAAGATGCGCTGCACGTGTGAAGGTGACACTTACGAATTAGTAGGACGCCCACAAGACGAGGGTGGTCAACATGAAGTTATGAAAGTGGCTTTGAAGTTGGTTCCTAATGGCTCGTAGTGGGAAGGTGGTCTTCGGTAGTCGTTCACTCTCCAATGCTCTTAAAAAGTATGGGGAGGGAGTTGAAGCTGAAGCTAAACGTATCGTAGTTGATACAGCGATTATGATTCTTTCCAATGCGAAATCACTTGCTGCCTTTGATGATGGGAATTTACGAGATTCGATTGAGATCGAAATAAGGAACGGTGGATTAACTGCTATTGTGAGAGTGACCGCATCTTATGCCATATATGTAGAATTTGGCACCGGTATTTATGCAGTTGAAGGAGATGGACGTAAAACACCATGGACCTATTACTCTAATAAATTAGGTAGATTCGTAACCACTGAAGGAATGCAGCCTCAGCCGTATTGGTTCCCAGCAATCGATGTCGGCCAAAAGTACTTTAAAAAAGAAATGAGAAAGTTGGGTCGATGACATGACGATTCAAACAGCTATGGCTGAATTATTCACAGGTTTGTACTCGCGCCTTTCATCTGACCCGACTCTTTCGGCAAAGGTGACAGGCGTTTATTCATCTGTTGAGGAAGATAATGTGCATCCATACGTGACTATTTCCGAACCGATTTCCGTTCCGTTTACGACGAAGTTGAAGTTTGGTGAAGATTTTTCAGTAGTAATAAGCGCGTGGTCACTCTATGACGGGGATTTAGAAGCCATAAAGATATTAAACCTTTGCTTAGATGCACTAGCTACAAGAATGACTCTAAACGGCTTCAAAATTATCAAGGTAGATGTGGACGAGATACGTGTTTTTAAAGATGCAGATCCACGCATCCGACACGGTATTTTAAGAATGAAATATACGATACAAAACAATTAGGAGGAATGACAAATGCCGGTTTTAGGTAAAGACGTTATCTATTTAGTACAAAAAGTCGATGCAGCTCTAGGTTCACCGCCACTTGCTGTTGGGCATCAGACTGAAGGTAATCATTCAAAAGAACAAGATATGATTGATGAGCAAACGAAATTCGGACGTATCGTTGGATATGGCCCGAAATCGGAGAATATGGAAATTACGTTTTACTCTGAAATTGGTGACAATGGCCAAACAGCTTTAGAAGATGCCTACGACAATGAAGAGCAAATAAAAGTATGGAAGGTGAACGTGAGACTTAATGCTTTAGATAAACATGATGCAGTATTTGCCTACACGATTATCGAGAACATTGAATCATCTGAACCTACTGATGGTTTTGTAGAGGTAAATGTAACACTGCCGGTTATCGCTAACTCACAAAAAGGCGAACTTGCTGCTTTACCTGCAGAGATCATTGAATTCGCTCAATACGGTTTCGAAACACCAGGAGAGTCTACTGGAGAATATCCAAACCAAACAACAGCACCATAAGTAGGAGCCACTTTACAGTGGTTCTTTTTTTTATTTATCTATTTTTGAATATCCGAGGAGGAACAGGAAATGGCACTATTAAAGATTAAAGATAAAGAATATAAAGCGAAATGTACGTTTAAGTTTGACAGATTAGCAGATGAAAAATACAACGAAGAAGATAAAAAAGGGAATAAAGCAGGTGGATTTATGAACTTGCTAAATAACCTTTTAGAATTTGACACTAATTATGTAACTGCGTTTTGGTATTGTGCTCTCGAATACCTGGGCAAAGATAAACCATCTTTAGCTGACATTGAAGAAGCAATCGAGTTACGCATTGAAGAAGATGGAGATACAGAAAAATTAGTGAAAGAAGCATACAACGAGTTAACTGATTCGGGTTTCTTCAAGATGAGAACGAAAAAATACTGGAAGAACATCGAGATTCTGAAAACAACAGGCAAGACGGACGAGGAGAAAGCGGAAAACCTCAAAATGTACAACATGATGCAGGAGAGCAAAAACGCTATGAAGGAATAGATTACGATCAAATCCTAATAGATGCAGCTCACCATCTTGGTCAACACGACACGGACGTGATCTATTCCTGGACTCCTCGGGAATTCAAAAATTTTATAAAAGGTGCAAAGCTTCGCAGAATTGATAGTTTAGAGTTGTGCGCGGTTCAGGCCTTATTTACTGGAAAAGTGAAGAACGCTAAAAAGAAAATCAAATTAAAAGATATTTACGATGCTGACAAAGCGCGTAAAGAGTTTGAAAAAACGATGTCGCATAAAAAGACACCACCTAAACAAGACAGTGGCAAGTACAACACTATAAAAGAATCCATGAGATCGTACAAACTATAAAACGTAAGAGAGGAGGTTGACATATGCTTGAAAACTTTACCGCCATAATTGGTGCGAAGATTCGAGACTTCCAACGCAAAATGAAAATTGTTGATAAGAAAGTAAAAGAAACAGCAATGGAAGCGACTAAGCCTATTACTGCTGATATTAACGACTTTTACGCTTCTATTTTAGAAGTTGAGAGTCTAACAGCTACGGCCGTGAAAAAAGCTGAAAAGGAAGTTACTGTTGATTTGAACGACTTCTATATTCAGATGGCTGAGATGGAAGCGACGACTAAAGCGGTGCTGAAAAAGGACGAGAAAACGATTGGCGCTGACATTTCAAACTTCATGCGTAAGGCAGCACAAGTGGCAGTCGTAGCTAGAACCCTTGCACAAACCAAAATCATTATCCCAATTGAAGCGCGTATTAAGAAATACACGGCAACAATTGCACGTATTTCTCAAACGACTAGAGCGTTTGGTGAATTAGCACA